CTGGAAGCCCGCCTGGAGCAGGCCGGACAGAAGATGCCGGAGGCCTGGGCCGTCTCCGTGGGCTTCCCGAAGCGCGCCCACGCGAAGGTCGCCGCCATTGGGGAGTGCTGGAGCAAGGAGGTCAGCACGGCCTCCGTGTACGAAATGTTCATCAGTCCCGTCCTGGAGAACCCGGTGGAGGTCCTGGCCACGCTTCTTCATGAAATGATCCACGCCGCCGTGGGCCTGGAGTGTAAGCACGCCGGTCCGTTCGCCAAGACCGCCCGCGCGGTCGGCCTGAAGGGCAAGCTGACGGCGACCTACGCGGAGCCGGGCACTGAACTCCACGACGCCCTGACCGACCTCGCCCGCGAGCTGGGCGACTACCCGCACAAGGCGATGGCCCCGCGGAAGAAGCCCGCCCAGCCAAAGGGTTGGTTCCTGGTCAAGCTGGTGAGCCCGAACGATCCCGGCTACAAATTCACCATCGCGCCGCGCTTGATCGAGGAGTACGGAATGCCCAAGGACTTCCTGGGCGACGAAATGATTGTTGTTGAAGAGTAACACCACCCGGGGCCGGAGACGGCCCCGACCAACCCTGAAGAAACGGAGAATTGAAATGAGCCATTTTGCAATGCTGGTGATCACCGATCAGAAGCCCACCGCGGAGGTCCTGAACAAGGCCCTCGCGCCGTTCCACGAGTTCGAGCGCACCGGCGAGGACAATGAATATGTCCAGAATGTGGACCGCACCGCCGAAGCGCGGGAGGAGTTCGCCGGGAAGGAGCGCCTGCGCTTCCGCGACCCTGAAGGCAACCTCCACGACCCCTACAGTGACCAGTTCTATCGGGACCCAACCCCGGAGGAAGCGGAGCGGATCGGCCCCCTGGCCGGCACCGGCTTCGGCGGGGGTGTCAGCTACACCTACACCTCGAAGGACTGGGGCGACGGGCGCGGCTACCGCGCCAAGATTCACCAACTTCCCGAAGGCTGGACCGAAGTGAACGTGAGTGCCGGGACGGTGGAGACGTTCGCTGAATTCGCCTCCGGCTACTATGGCGGCCCCATCGTCCGCCCGGAGGACGGCGAGCCCGACCCGAAGGCCAACCCGGAACTGAAGTATGGTTGGGTGCGCGTGGACGAAGCGGGCGAGGTCCTGGAGGTCATCGACCGCACGAACCCGAACAAGAAATGGGATTGGTGGGTGGTCGGCGGGCGCTGGTCGGGCTTCCTGACGCCCAAGGCGGAGGCCGATGCGCTGCCGGACTCCGACCCGAACGCCCCGGCGAAGGGTCGCCCGGGTCTGTTGGGCTCCGAAGCGAACCCGGCGGGCGTGGACGTGATCCGCAAGGGTGATGTGGACTTCGACGCGATGCGCGCCGCGGCCCGCGAACGTGCCGCCGCGAGCTGGGACAAGGTACACGCGATCATCGGCCCTCACGTGGACGGTTTCCGCTCCTGGGACGCGATCCGCGAGGAGTGCGCGGGCGATCACGACAAGACCCGCGAGGTCTACCACGCCCAACCCCTCCGTCGGGCCCTCGCAGCGGCCTCGAAGGACAACACGGACCTGGTGTGGATCGACGTGGATGACTACCTGGTGTGGATCGACGTGGATGACTACCTGGTGAGCCGCGAGGAGTACATCCAGCGCGCCTCCGACCGCGCCACCGTCCTGTTCGGGGTCCTGAAGGACGGCCAGTGGGTCGAGCGTGGTGAAATGGGCTGGTTCGGGTGCGTCTCCGGCGAGAAGGACAAGGACGCCTGGAACCGTGATTTCAACGCGATGCTGGACGCCCTGCCGGACGATACCTGGCTGACCGTGGTGGATTGCCACATCTGAAGGAGGTCCGGGGGTCGAAAGGCCCCCGGGTTCGAGCTATGAGCGACATTGTACAATACTTTGACGAGTGGGAGCAGGTCCTGCCGCCGGACGCCCGGGAGGCGCTGCGCCCCCTCGCGGAGCGCGCCCGCGCGGCCTCCTCCGGGCGCTTCGAGGTCCGGGAGGGGTCGGAGTCTGGGCACTGCTGCTTCGAGGCTACGGTGGTGGATACGGCCACGCCTCACCCCGTGTACGGGACCCTGAACCCGCCCCAGTTCAACTGGGTCTGCGAATGCTTCGAGGTCGAGGACGCCCGCCGGATAGCGGCGGCGCTGAACGCGGCGGAGGATCGGCCATGAAGCGCGTGATCATGTACCAGACGGCTGACGGCGAACTCCACCCCAGCGAGCAGGACGCGGCCCGCCACGCGGATCGACGCTATGGCGACGCCCTGACCTCGCTGGCGCACCGCGCTGTCCAGCAGGAGAAGTACACGAAGATGGTGGACTTCATCAACAACAACCTGGACGCCTTCGTGGAGCTGAAGGACCTCAAGGCGGACATGGACTTGGAGGACGCGGACGATGAGCAAGACTGAAGGCGACTACACCGGAGGGCCGGTGAGCGACGGAGGCATGGACCCGCGTGACCGGAACCGGACGGACCGGCGCGTGCGCAGCATGACCTCCTCCATTGGAAGTACGCGCGACGGCTACCTGGTCCGCCAGGTAGTGGTCGAGTGCGAGGACGGGACGCTGTGGCGGCTCTGCGACAACGAAGCCGGGACTGATCACTGGGTCCGGCTCCCGGCGATCCCGGGGAGGTGAACTATGTCACTGGCTGAGTTCGAGGACCGCGTGGCGGGCATCCCCTGCCTCATCGTGGTCACCTACTGGGAGCCCTACGTGCCCGCCCAAATCAGCGGCCCGCCTGAATACTGCTACCCGGCGGAAGGCGGGTGCGGTGAATGGGAGGTCCGCGACCGCCGCGGACGCCCCGCGCCCTGGCTGGAGCGCAAGATGACGGAGGCGGAGCGCGAACGCATCGACCAAGCCGTGTTCGACCACATGGAGGACCGGCGATGACCTGCGTGCGCATCCCGGGCGGCATCGTCTGCCTGTCGCCCTTCTTCCGGCTCCGCCTCGCGGACGGCTCCTGCGTGTTCATGGAGTGGCACAACTACTGCGGGCCAACCTTCTTCCGCGACCGGGCGGCACGCCGCATGATTGACGAGTGGTGGGACAACCCCGCGATCTGCGCCGCCCTGGACTGGTTCATTCAACGAGGGAAGCGGGCCTGACCGCCCCTCACGATCAATGCCCCGCCGGGCGGCAATGGTGCCGAACTTACCTCACGAGGCTCAAGGCTGCGGGAAAACCGGCGGGGCTCCCTCCTCCCACACCATACCGCGCACGACCTCCGAATGGTCCGTGGGCCTTCTCCACTTCGACCGGGTGCGCTTGGGATAGAAATGTGCGCTTGGGTTCAGCTCCGAAAAAGTAAGAAGCCAGGCGTGGCGGGAAGTCAAGCCCGTCTGGGGTTCCCGCACCTTGCGCTTAGGTTACTTGGGATTCTTACCTGAAATAAATTCGCCCGACAAATCGACCCGGCGGACCGGCCCAAGAGAATCCTTGTTGAGGCTTCCGGCTGTCCGAAGGGCTCCCAGGGGGTTAAGGTAAGTAAGTTAAGTAAGTTAAGTATCTATCTATCTATCTATCTATAAAGGGCTGTTTTATATGGCCTTTTTGCCCGCTTGACTTTTTACTTTTTCGGACGTGGAAGTGAAGCGCGACCCCTCGAACCTAAGCGGAGGACNCCGCGTGCCTGCTTGGGCAATCCGCTCCAGCATACACCTGGGCTCATCGACTCCCGCGGGCGCGACCCTCGCCCTTGGCTAATGTACAACCTCACGCTATACTCGCGGCAAGGATGTCCTTGGGCGTGAGGCCGGGGACGGATCGCCGCGTGATGCGCGATTGACCAACAGTACACTGAGAGGGGAGCGTGATGCGCCCGATTGAGAAACTTCAGCGGAAGCCGATGGTGCCCTTCACCTCGGACCGCAAGCAGCAGTTCCTGGACCTGTTCCGGTCGCACCCGGAGTTGAAGGGGTGTCGCGCCCTTTGCGCGGAGGCGGTGGGCGTCTCCATCACCACTTTGTATGATCATCTGAAGCGTGACCCGGAGTTTGCCGAAGCCTTCGAGGACGCGCTGCAAGCCTTCATTGACGAGAACATGTTTGCCCCGGCCCTGAAGCGGGCGCGGGACGGCGTGGAGCGCCCGATCATCGGCGGGAAGTTCAAGGATGAGATCATCACATATGAGAAGGTGTACAGCGATTCGATGATGCTGGCGATGCTCCGCGCCCACAAGCCGGAGTTCAAGGACAAGGACGGATCGGGCATGAGCCAGAGCGGATCGGGCGGGGGCGTGCTGATCGTCCCGGGGGCTCCGGCCACGATCAACGAGTGGCAGAACCAGTTTGGGGACCTCGCCCGCGGGACCGTGGGCCGTCCGACCGGGGAGGGCAGCTGATGTTTGCCCAGACCGAAGTGAGCAAGGCGGTCGCCATCGCCGCCCGCCCGGACTACCCGATTGAGTGGCGCGAGGCGGAGCCCGGCGAGCTGCGGGGCTACTACGTGGACCCGGAGACGGGGAAGGAGTCGGAGGCGACCTGGTGCCCGCAGTACGGGTCGCAGTTGGCCTTCCTCATGGCCCACCCGATCTTCGAGGTGCTGTATGAGGGGACGCGCGGCCCGGGCAAGACCGACTGCCTGCTGATGGACTTCCTCCAGCACGTGGGGAAGGGCTACGGGTCGGAGTGGCGGGGCATCCTGTTCCGTCAGACCTACCCCCAGTTGTCGGACGTGATCAACAAGACCAACAAGTGGTTCAAGCGCATCTTCCCGGGGGCC